TGCCCCACCGTTCGAGAAGCGGCCCACGCGCTGCATTGTGCCGAACGCGGCCTCGAACTTGGAGGTGATCCCGTCCAGCCAGCGGTTTGCAAGGTTGGCGTAGCCGTTCTCGTTCTCCTTCGGCACCGCCCAATAGGCGACCATGCCGCAATACTCGGAGATGCCGAAGTAGGCGTGGCAATTCTCGGCGACCGCGTGATCCTCCCGGCCGAGCCATTCGGAGCACGGGGAGGCCGAGGGGAACAGCTCGCGGAGGTGCTCCCGGAAGGGCTCGATGACGTCATCCTCGAAGTCGAAGAAGGCTTCGATGTATCCCGCGCCGTCACAGTCGGGGCACTCGACGTCGTCCTCGCCGAAGTCTTCGGTCGGTTCGGAGACCGTGCCGGAGCCGTCGCAGTTGCAGCAGGTTTCGCGGTCATCCCCGAGCGTCCCGTAGGTGACGATCTGGGCGTTGGAAGGTGTGGAAACGCAGCGTCCCATAATCAAAACTCCTTGATTTCGTTGCCGTCTTCGTCTTCGATGTAGGCGGGGTCTTCGGTGTCGATTGAGCCGGTCTCGATGACGCGGCCCTTGGCTGTCCCTTCGGCGGCCCGAGTGTCGGCCCATCCGGTGACGTAGCTCTCACAGGGCTGGAGCCCTTCGACTAACGCCTTGGCCTCACGCTCGGCAGCTTCGGGGCTCTCGGCGTCGACCTCCACGCGGAGGAACGCTCTGACGTCCACGCTGTATCGGCGGGTGATAGGTGTGGTCATGTGTCTGTCCTCTCTCTGGGATTACCGGCCGAGCTGGCGGCCGTGACGATTGAAGGTCGGCCCGGTGTAGGGCGTGACGTCGGCGAGGCTTCGACGATCCTCCTCCAGTTGGCGGAGGAGACCCGGCACCCGCGACGCGCTGTCGATGAGGGAACCTAGGGCCACGATGGCGGCCCCAAGGAACAGGAGGGAGATGGCGATGGTCATGGGAGTGTCCTTTCTCTGGGAGGATTACGCGAAGGGCAATTCGAGGGTGTGCGGGCAGCGATAGGGCAGCTCCTCGACCTCGATGTCGAACTCGTCGATCAGCTCGACCGCGTCCTCTGCGAGGCGTTCCTTGAGGGCGTCCCAATCCATCCCCGCGTCGAAGGCTCGATAAACCTCCTCATAGAGGCCGCCGATGCTCCAATCGTAGAGCTCGTGCGAGATGTCCCCGCCGTCGAGCTGATGGTCACACCATGCCTCGAGCAAGGCGTAGAGCTCATTGTGATCCCACTCGGCGAGGTCACGTTCCGGCACGGCGTTGTCGTAGCTGGAGATGAAGCCATCCCGCGACGTAAACATGGCCCGGAAGGTCTCCGGCAGGGCCTCGGGCTTCTCCTCGTGAAGCCGTCGGGCGACCTCCCGAATTGCACCCTCCGAGATGCCCGCAAAGATGCGGTCGGTCTCGAAGTTGTAATAGCGGGGCGAGGTCATCTCCTCAAACTCCCCGGCGACGTCCAGAGCGAGACTGTCAGACAGCCACGAGATGAACTCCTCGGCGTATGCCTTGGCGAGGTGCTCATTCATCGCCTGATAGTTGGCGGCCTTCCAGAACGCCTCGGCGATGGTCTCCTTGAGCTTCCCTTCCGGCAGGGCCGGGGCGATCCGCACAAGGTCAGGGCAGAGGTCCCCGAGGGTTTCGGAAAGCGGCGTCCCGTCTTCTCCTGCGAGGTAGTCGGCTTCGCTCTCCTCGTGGCGGCCCAGCTCTCCCGAATAGAGGCTCTCATAGAACCCGCAAAACGGGATGCGGCACGACAGGAGGTTCGGGGCGGGCAGTAGGAGCATGGTGGGAGCCTTTCGGGTCGAGATTGCGTTGCGGCTGTCTTGGAAGGCGCGGAGCGCGGCGTTGCGTTGTTCGATGGTCATGGCAGGTCCTTTCAGGCTTGAATGATGAGGCGACGCAGGACGCTGTCGAGCTGCGCGTCGGTGAGGTTTTGGCTAAAGGTGAGGTCGGCACGATCCTCCTCGGAGAGGCCAGAGCGCACACCCCAGAACACGTCCCAACGGAGCCGCTTTGCGAGGTCGCCGGAGCCGCCGGGGCGGTATTTCTCGGAGCCTTCCACAAGGGCCGCCGCGTGACGGTTTAGGGACGCGTCGCCTCCGAACTTGTCGATGCGGGCGGTGAAGGCGGCGCGGAGGACGCCAAACCACTCTGGCGAGATGGCGAGGCGCTTATCCCAACGGGCGGCGCGGTCGAGCTTGAAGGTCGGAATGGTCATGGTCTCAAGCTCCAGCGCAAGCGTTCAGGAAGCGGGCCCGGTCGAAGCGCGGGTTGTCCTTGGCGAGCACCTTGGCGAGCTCGACGGCGGCATTGTCCACGCCCTCGGCGAAGCCGTCACCGAAGTCTCCATCGAAGGGGCGGCGGGCGTCCTTGAGGGCGGCGGCGATGGCGACGTAATCTTTGCGGGTCATCATGGTTTCGTTCTCCGTTCTTGCCTGTCTCATCAGCCCCTAGGCGGCACCCTAGGAGGACCGGGCGGGTTAGACCCGGTTTCGACAGTATCCCGTCTCTGGGGCTATTGGGCGGCGACTCTGGCGACCACGTCCCCGTTATGGCGGGAGCCATTCGACCACGCGCTCCAGCTCATCGCGGCAATCTCATAGACCACGTCGATCAGGACAATGTCGACACCCCGAAACATGACGTTTCCGGAGTGAATGTCCCAATCGCAGATGCCGTCAAAGTGGGCATGGAGCCAATCGTAAGCCTCCCGAGCGTCGTCCACGTTGGCGGGCTCATCGGCGTCGCACCGCTCCTCGTCCCCTCCGCTCCGTGCCTTGTCGCGCAGCCAGTTGAACGCCTCGCCTTGCGCCACGTCATAGAATTGATCGAACTCGGCGAGCGCCTCCACCTCATAGACGGTCCCGCCATCGACCAGATCGAGCTTGTCAAAATAGCGTGGCAGGGCCGTATTGTGCGGCAAGGCTTGCGCCGCCTCATAGGTCAGCTCTGCCCCGGCGTCGGGCTTAGTCACCTTGATGACACGATCCCCGAGACGCCACACGCTCGAAAATGAGCCGCCTCCGCAGTAAACCCAACCGGCCTTGTGGAGCGTCACTCGGGACTCCGAACGGGTCATGGCGGGGTTCAGAAGGCGGGCGATGTTGCTTTGCGTGGTCATTGTGTCGTTCTCCGTTCTTGCCTGTCTCATCAGGCTCTGGGCGGCACCCCAGAGCGACCGGGCATTGCACCCGGTTTCGACTATGTCCCGTCTCTGGGACTATCGGTTAAGCGGCGAGGGCCGGAGCGGCGAGGCGCTGGCCGTCAATCGTCAAGAAAAACGCAGGGTCAAACGGGCCCCAATCGGCCGCTTTGGGCCCTTGCAATTCACCACGGCGGCCGTCGAATTGTGCCACGCAATCCTGTTGGAGCTCATGGGAGAGCCAAACTAGATTGTGGGAGGGCAGAGGGCGCACCAGCTCCATGACGACCGTGTCTTCGCTGTCGCTTGTGTGGATTGCCGCCTGAAAGATGCTGCCCTTTCCTGCGATGCGCTCCACCGCCATCATCACGTCGGTAGGGGCGAGGGTCTCCGACTTGTCTGCGGTCAGGAGGCCGATATTCAGGGTTGCGTTCATCATTGTGCTATTCCTTTCTCTGGGACTAATTATTGAGCGTTAAAGCCTTCGCAGCGAATAAGGGCCGTTGCGGCGTGGTATGCGTCAGCGTCGCCGATGCGGATGGCTTCGGCTTGGCAGTCGCGGAGGATCAAGATGTATTCGTTCATAGCTGTCTCCTACGGGATGGACTAGGGAAGCGCGTGTCTCTGCGCTGCCCATATTCAGCCCCTAGGCGTCCCTTCCCCGCCTTGCGGCGCTGGCAGTATGGGAAGGGGCGGGACGTCGGTTTAATGTATCCATGAGCTTCGCGACACCATCAGGGCCGCAGCTCACTAAACAGGACAACCGCTCGCGGCTGCCAATCACGATGAGAGCCTAGGTCGACGTCCCGCTGGAACCCTAGCCTCGCCTGTCTCGGGCAACGCGGGGTCTCCACGCTGCGCAATCCAGTCACCGGCTCCCTCTTATTTTCGGCAGGGAGCTCCACCTAAGTCAGCTTGTGGCACTGACTAGCCGTTGCACTACCGGGAAGGGCTAAGGGCCGTTCGGGCCGCCTCATTCCGTCGTTGCCCCATCTAACTAGGCGAGCGGATTTATCCCGTCAACAGGAAAATTCCAGATTTATTCCTATCTCTCCGCTTTCCGTTGTTTTCTTTGGGAAACTTTCTGAATTTTTTTGCTTCCCTAGGGCGCAAAGCCTCCCCCGTTCCCCGTTCGTTCTCGGTCGGATCACGGCATAGGCCATAGGGCGGCCGATAAGGGCCCTAGCAGGGCAAGGCGGCGCGTCGCGCTAGGTCAGGACGTCGGCAAGGGCCCTAGGCAATCCTGCGCGCTCCACGGCCGCCCTACGGGATACGGCAAGGGCTCCACGGGATACGGCAGGGGCTCCACGGGATACGGCAGGGGCTCCAAGGGATAACGTAGGAGAGGCTAGGGGATGGCATGGCATAGGGCGCGCACGAAAAAAGCAGGGCTTCTCACCCTCACACGTAATCCAACGGGCTCCACCGCTTCCCCCAGCCTCTCCCTCGGGCTCCAAACGTGACGCAATGGCACCCTAGGTGCAATCAATGCCGCACAAACCCTAGGGTGGCGGGTTCAATCGTGCCATATCGTGCCGCCTAGGGTATCGGCTGGACGTATAGCGGGGACGGCAAGGGCACCTAGGGAGGGCTTGCCCTGACCCCCACCCCGAAGGGGGGGTAGCGCGGCTTTGCGTCCTGCGATATGCCGCTTCGGATTTTTGCGCAAAAACCAACGACCTGCAATTACTGCCACCCTTTGGGGGAGAGAGGATTAGATATACTGTAGGAGTATCTATAGGGTCCCCTCAAGAGCTCCTCCGGTTCTCCTCGGGATGCCCTGCGGTTTTCGTGGAGAAGGTGGGTGAGGGAGGGGATCGAAGGATCATCCCCTCCATCCCTCTCCCCAATCACCTCATAGGACTCCTGTGGAGCCTGCTGGAGCTCATCAGGAGCTTGGAGGCTGTGGTAGGCCCGGATCAGCGTCTCCGCCTTCCTCCGCCTCCCACGGGCCTCCCACGACCCCTCTTTGCCGAGACCCCGGAGAGCTTCGGCTTGTGGCCGATAAGCTGGTTCGAGAAGAACTGTCGTTCCCACTCGGCCTCGGCTTTGGCCTTCCGCTTGTTCTCTGCCACGTTGGCGTCGGCGTTCATCTGCTCTTGCCAGTAGGAGACCGCGAGAGCCAGCACGTCGACCATGTCGTCATGCTTGAGGGCGCCACGGGCTTCCTGCATATGGGTGAGCTGATATAGGCCGGAGTGATTGACCGGCTGTCGCAGGTCCTTCTCGATGACCTCCTTGGACATCACGATCCGGTGGGCGCGCATGGTGGGGCGGAGGGCCCCGATGATGCGGAGCTCCTTCTGACCGTTCACGCGGACCCCGTCGACCCGGCAGGGGCGTATGGCGTGGACCACAGGCTCAAGGAGCCGGTCGAACATCCCGTCGCCGAAGTTCTGCTCGGGCTGGATCAGGTTGACCTCGTATTCCTTCGAGAGCACCGCAAGAGCACGGAGGGTCTCCTCCCCGTATCCGTCTTGGAACCCATCCCAATCAATGATGTGGATGTAGCCGTCGAGGAAGCCAGTGATGCAGTAGGTCGTCCTGTCGCGGCCGCGGCCGGAAGGGTCGATGTGCATGGCGAGGCCCTGATACGGCAGGAAGTCCGGGGAGCGGAAGACCGGCCGATAGAAGCGGTCCCCATCGAACCCCACGTTCTCCAAGCCGGGGATCGCGAGTTCTGGGGAGCTTCCCCAGACGAACCGGCCCGGTGCAACCTTCCGGTCACAGTCGGTGACGATGAGGTCGCGGGTCTTGAGCGGATAGCGTTCCGCGTCGGTGAGCGAGGTGTCGAGCTGATACTGCAGGAGGAAGCCTGTTTCCCGATACTCGTTCTCGCGCTCCAGAAGGTCCATGTCGTCGAAACGGTCGGGGTCCGTGGGAGCGCCACCGAGCTTGGAGGCGATGGACTTCATCAGGGCAGGATCGGCTTCGATGTCGGCCTGCAGGATCGGCGCAAGGGTCCCGTGGTAAGCTGCGAGCTTCTCGGGGGTTGGGTAGCGCGCCGGCCACACGCGGACGGTGTAGCCTTTCTCCGGGAGCTTCCGGTAGATCGACTGCTCGGACTGCGGGGTGCCGAGGTAGATGATTTCACCACCCGGCTTGAGGATCGCAGCGTATTCCTTGGTCTTCACCTCCAGCTTCTCGCGCATGGTTTCGGTTTCCGAGTTCTTCGGAACCTCGACGTCGTCGGAGAGGATGAGGTCAGCGCGGGAGCCGGTGAGCTGCCCGGTGATCCCGACCGCTTTCACGGAGGGAGACTTGTCGGCCTTCGCGGGCCCCACGTCGAACGCTAGGGCACTCTGTCGCTGGTCAGGGCGGGCACGAAGCTCGTCCCAGAGACCATCGCCAGCGTCGGCGTAGATGATCTGCTTGATGAAGGCTGCAATCTCGGTGGCGAAAGCCTCGTTCGCGGAGACCACCAAGACCTTGAGGTCGTGGTTCTTCCAGAGGCGCCACACGACATAGGCAGCGGTGATGAAGCTCTTACCGACCCCGCGGAACGCTTGAATGAAGCGACGGTTGGGTCCGGTCGAGAGGAACTTGGCAATGTCGAGCTGCACCCGCGTCGGCACCGGGAGGAGCAGAACACGGGTCCAGACGAACCAAAGGAACTTGAGGAAGTCCCCTTGGAGCATCTGTTTGGCGGTCAATGGCGCAGCGACAGGCCGGGGTCGTCAAGGTCGAGGTCAGCCAGCTCGGACGCGAGGTCGTTGAGCGGCAGGTTGCTCTGGGGCGCCGTGATGGCGTTGTCCTTGAGCATCTTCAATGCCTTGTCGATGAGATTTGGGTTCAGACGTTCGTAGGCAGGGTTGTCGATTTCCTTGCCGTCGTCGTCGAGGATGAAAGGCGGCTGTCGGGCCGCCTCCATGTTCCTGCGGATTTCCTCGGTCAGCGCGGTTGCCGCGAGACCATGCAGGAGGTCCATCAGGTCAGCAGAGGCTCTGCTCATGCGAGCTCCTAGGGTTCTTTGGGGGGAGATGCAGTGTGGATGCGGGCGAGCTCTATGCGGGTCTCCGCCAGCTCACTCTGCAGGGTCTCGATGTTGCCGTTCAGCTTTTCGAGGTTCTTGACGCGGGTATCGAGAACCGACACGTCGACCTTGTTCGAGATGATGGTGGCCCCACCGCCGAGGAGAGCTGCTCCTGCGGCGGCGGACACCAGATGGTCTCGCAATTCGGACCAAGTCATTATTTGTGAACGACGCGAGTGCCGGGGTCCCGGCCGCCCCCGCCCGAACCGCCGGACCCGTTGGAGCCGCTCGGTTCTGCTTCATCTTTCGCGGTGAACCAGACGAACAAGGCGAGAGCGGCGATGACCGTGAGAGTGACAAAGAGTTCCATATGTTTTCCTTGAGTTAGATGAGGATGCTTTCAAAGGTGTGAGGACAAGTTACCCGGTAGGTCTGCCCGTTCACCACCACATCGCAGTAGAAGGTGGCGGATGCTTGCGTTCCATTATCGACACCGCTGACGTGGGCGCGAGCGACGTTCGTTCCCTGCCCGCTGAACACAGACCACAAGCCGCCCACAATGGAGACGAAGCCCCAAGTGAAGGAGGTTGCGGTTCCGCCAGCCACCGAGACGGTCACTACTGTGAACGTGCGGGTGGTCTGGAGAGAGCTTTCCGAGCGAGACGTCGGGGAGGCGGTCACTGTTATGGCTGTGACAGGAGATGCGGCGAGCTTCCAAACGCCTGCGTCATTGACCCAGACCTCCGGTCGCTTCCATATTCCGTTGTCGTTCAGCCAAACCTCGGGGGTCTTCCAGACGCCCTCGTCGTTGACGTGGAGGGGCATCAGACCTTGAGCCAGATGTCGCCGCTGTTGCCGCCCGAGGGGGAAGCCGCAGAGATGGTGACGACACCACCAAAGCGGCTGGTGTCCGCGAGGGACAGGACGCGCCGACCCGCTTCGCGTATAACGCCCGCGGTTCCAAGGTTGCCCGAGCCATCCAGCTTAAAGGCGTCAGCCACGGCCGACCACCCGCCGATGCGGAACACATCATCTGTGCCGAGGCCCATGTTGATCGCGGAGGAGTTCGTCCGGTGGAACGAGATAGCGGCGACAGTGGACGGACCTCCGCGAACCGAGAGAGACCCCATGTCGTTGGCGCTGTTTACGTCGGTGGCCCCGCTGCTTCTTCCAGTGATGAGGTCGCTTGCAATCAATGGCCCGCCGAGGTTCAGCGACCCGTCGTTAAGGTTCAGGGTCATAGGCCACTGTCCGTTCGCCAACGTGGTCCAGCTCGTGCTGTTCGTGCCGCCTCGCATGAAGTAGGCGATGTCCGCGTTGACGTGGATGCCGAAAGTTCGGTGGTCGGTGTCGTGCCACCACAGGGTCGGGGAGGAGGATCGCAGATACGAAGACTGCCCGTAAACGGTCAGATCGCCGCTAGGATCGAGCCTCATTATCTCCCCATCAGAAGGACTGCGCCACTCGAAACCGTAGCCGGACCCGAAGTAAGTCCGCCCGTTTTCGGCGAAGAAGAAACGGTTGCGACCCTCGCTGGTGGTAAGCCATTGGCTTGTGCCTCGGCCCATCTTGCCAATCAAGGCTTCGTTCAGACCCGACACGTCGTCGGTAGAGTGCCCGTGGCCGCTCGGAGGGAACGCCGAAGGCTTGCCGCTGATGTTCGACCAAGGGGCACCGCCGCTAATGCTGATGGGCCAGATGCTCCCGAAGTTGGAAGCATCAACTTGGACGGCCAGCGAAGACCCATTCCATCCGATGTAGAGCTTGCTCGGGAGCTGGCCGGTGCCGCCGCCCTGCTGGACAGGCGAGAAGCCGAGGGATGCCTGCTTCGCGTCCAGCGCCGCCTGCAGGCCGGAGACCTGTGCGATGCTGTGGGTGTGCGAAGCGGAAGCATAGGAGCCGACAGGCTGTTTGCCGTCGAGAGCCGTCTGGAGACCAGCAACGTCGGCGATGACGTGACCGTGAACCAGAGGAGCCTTGCCCGCGAGGGCGTTGGTCATGGTCGTGGCGAAGTAGGGATCGTCCCCAAGAGCCGCTGCGAGCTCGTTCAGAGTATCCATCGTGACCGGGGCTTGCCCGACCAGCGCCTCGATACGGTCGTCGACAGCGGCAAGGGTGGCGAACTGCGCCGGGTCGATGGAGATGGCGTAGCCATAGGCCGCGTCTCGGGCCTCCTCCGCACCCACACGGGCTGCTAAGGCGTTATCGGCGTTCAACAGGCTCTCATCCCGAGCCGTGAGGGCTTCGGCGGAGGCGTTGGCAACGGCGAGAGCGTCGTTGGAGACCTGTGAGGCCCATGACTGCACGGCGGCCCAACGGGCGGCCACGTCATCGCGGAGGGTCTGTGCTTGGTCCCGCGAAACGAGCGCGGCAGCTTGCGCGCCCGTGGCTCCGGTCAAGGCGCTCTGCGCGTCTGCCTTGTGTTGTCCTGCGAGGATGGCCGCAGCTTCCGCGGCGTCCCGGTGTGATCCCGCCAGAGCGGCAGGACCTTCCACCAGATCGAGCACCGAAGGCAGCGACAGGAAGTTCTCCGTCGTGCCCTCGGCGTTCGTCAGGGGATATTTGCCGTCAAGGTTGGGACCACCAGACGGGTCGCCGGCAAGCCAAGCCGCGAGCTGGTCGAGCTGGCTGTTCCACCGCAGGAGGACGTTGGAGACCTGCGTGGCGAGTTGTGCGTTGGTGGTCATGGGACCTCTTAGGCTTCGGGGGTTTCCTGCTCCGCCGCGCGCTGCGCTTCGGAGAACTGCTTGATGGCCGTGAACTGGCCGAGCTGCTTGTCGACAGCGTCGAGCTCGTCACGGAGCTGCGCCTTGCGGGCGAGAAGGGTGACGATATTCTGGTCGATGTTCATATTATTCTTCCGTGTATCTGATGCCGATGGAGTTCGCCGCCGTAGGTTCGACGGCTTGTCCTGTGGTTGTGTTGATGAAAGAGGTCCGCCGAACGCGCAGAGCCGCATCGCCAGCGGGCAGGGTTACGGCCGTTGTCGCGGACACGCCTATACTCACCCTATGGACGTAGCGCCGCAGAGGTCTCGGCTCCGCCCCTCCCGTCATTCCGGCGTTACTAACGAGCGTGAAGGAGGTCGCTGTGGACGAGTAAGACCCTCTTTGGGTCCAAGGTCCAGATGCAGATGGCGCGCTCTCCAGCACGTAGGCAATTGAGTAGCTTTGACGCGCCGAGACGTAAGGGTCCGGTGGCGGGAACTCCGCGTCCCAAGTTGACCCTGTGGCAAGCACCATGCCGGAGCTCGCGTTCACAATGGCGCTTGCAGGACGTCCTTGGGTCGCGAATGGACCAAGAACGACAGCCGAGGTGCCCACCAGAGTTGTCTGGATCGCGTTGCTGATTGTTCCTGCAGACAGGCTGCCGCCGAAGTAGGCATCGCCGTTTGTCTTGAGGAACGTGATGGCGTTCGCCTCACTGCACTGATCGACGTCCATCTTGGGACCGAACCACTCAATGAACTGGCCCTCGCTGCCGAAGCCTACGCCTGCCACTTTCATGTGTGTCCCGTTATCCCAGATGATGCGCCCGGTCCCCACCACCATGTCGGCGTTGAGTTGACCGTTGGTCAGCTTACCGATGGTCAGTGAGCCGATGATTGCGTCAGGGATACGGACGACGCCGCCGGAGACCTCGAAAGGAACCCGAGGAGCCCCGCCGTTGGGATCGACGATAGCGAAGCGGTCGGCCGTCACCACGAAGCTCCCGCTGGCCCCGTTGTTGAACTGGCGGAACCCGGTGATGTGACCGTTGACGTTGAGGACGACCCCGTATTGGGCAGAGAGCCCGTTGACGGTCGACTGCAGCGTGGAGACGCTGGCAATGTTTCCATTCAGGGAGCTCTGGAGCGCCGTAAGGGACGAGGCCAGAGAGCTATCGGCCGAAGCGCGGGCGGTCTGCTCGGAAACGATGGCGGCCTCGGCAGTGCCGATGCGGGCGTCGATCCCGGACAGACGGGTGCCAAGGGCCACACCTCCTCCGAGCCGCACGGTGCTCTCATTGAGAACATAGGCGAGACCGTCGGAGCTGGTGGTCCCGAGCAAGTCCAGCTTGGTCGCCAGAGCGCCGTCGGCGTTAACGCGGGCAGTCGCTTCGGACTGCACGGCTGCTCCAATCTCACCCCGAAGGGTCGCTGCGAGACCGTTGCGGGCAGTTGCTTCTGCGCTGATGGCATCTGCACGGGCAGTCTGCTCTGCCACTATGGCCGCTTCGTTGGCGCCCGCGCGGGCGTCGATAGCGGTCAGGCGTTGCGCAAAGGTTTCCGTAGGAGACACGCGGAGAGTGTTGAGGTTGGCGATGAAGCCGGTCCCGCCTGCACTCTTGGCGCCGATGAGGGAGATGGTGTTGACCAAGGCCGTGTCACCAGCGATGCGGGCGTTGGTTTCGTTTTGGATGAGCGTGGCGATGCCGGTGCCGGGGTCTCCCCCAAGCAGGCTGTCGACCACCCCGCGAAGCGTGGCGAGCTCGTCGTTGACGGCTCCGATGTCGCCTCCTTGTGCGGAGATAGCCTCGGCGAGGTTCAAGACCTCGATCCCGTTGGCGTCGATGTCGGAGATGCGGCTGCGGAAATCATTCAGGAGAGCGTCCGCGGCCGCTTGCTGCGCGATGAGGTTCGCCATCTCCTCGGAAGGGATGGTGATGCCCCCGAGGTCTGCGATGCGCGTGAAGGCTCGCCCAATGGTCCGCTCTTGTGCGGCGGCAAGCTCTTGCTGGCGGAATAGGACCTGCTGGACGGCCTTGTTCAGGTCGTCAGCGGTGAGGATGTTTCCATCCCGAAACTTGACGAGGGCGTCTTCGATTGGCGTGACGCGCTCGACGGTGACGAAGGCCCCCTCCGAGACCCCGAAGGACAGCCGGAGGCGGCTGGCATTGGGCCACGAGAGGGGGTTCGTTCTGTCGCCATTCACCCGCACGACGAGGTGTTCGCGGCTGATGTAAGGGAACGGGACGTCGAAGTCCCGCTGCCCTGCAGAGGCCGTGTATTCAACGTAGGGGGTGATGGTATTTCTCCTTATAGGCCGGGGTCCGGCAGTCCGAGGGAGCGGACGTCTTCTGTTGCGAGCTGACGGGCCTCCGAATTGGTGGACCCGCTGTTCATGTAATCGACGAAGGACTTGTATCCGACGCGCTTGGCTTCGTAGCCGGGGTTGCGTTCCTCCATGATTTCCCGAGCGTTGGTGTTGAGACCTTCGAGAACGTCTTGGATCGCAGCTTCACGGGCCGCCTTGGTAGGCAGCGCGTTGAACGCAGGATCGTCGAGGAGGTAAGCAAGCGCCTCTCCGAGGGTTTCCCCGTTGGAGTTGGTCGCTTCGGTCGCCCGGATTTCACGGAGCTGGTCGAGCTCCTTGCCGGTCAGGCGGAAGCCTAGCCGGTCCCGCTTCTCGATGTCCGAGAGGTCGAGCCGCATATCCGCGAGCTTCTGGCGGATGTGGCCGGGATCGGTCGCACCAGCGTTGATGCCCATGAAGCGGCCGTCCTTCGGTTGCCCGAGCCAATCCCTTTTGACACCGAGGTCGGTGCCGGGGATCAGGCGGAGAAGGTCGTCCATGATCGACATTGTCTCCGGGATTTCTCCTCGGACGGTGTCGGCCACTTGGCGCGATGTGCCGGACAGGGGAACCTGTGCGACCGCGAGGGTCCGCGCGAGTTCCTCTCCGAGCTTCACGATGCCGCTGGTGCTGTCGCCTTCCTTGGTCTGGAAGAACGCCTGCATGGCTTCGCGGAACCCGGTCAGGTAGGTCTTGTCTAGCACGGCTTCGCGGAAGGACAAGCCCGCCACGTTCACCGCAGTCCACCAAGCCTGCTCCTCGGAGTAACCCATCTTGAGGTCCCGGTCGCGCGCCTTCAATGCCTGCCCGAGCATCCCGCCGAGGGCGAGCGAGTAGGCGAAAGGATCGAGACGACCGAACTCAAAGTAGGCTCCGCCGGGGAGGTTGAGCCGGTTGGACGGCTTGCCCTCAAGCTGGCCGGTGTTGTTCCAGCCCCCGTTGGTGATGGTGATGGCGCCGGCTGCACCCATAAGGGCGCCCATGCCGATGACCATACTCCCGACCTCCATGCGAGCAAGCTCGATAGCGGCCTCCGGTCCACCCTTGGCGAGAATGGCTTGCACCTCACGGGCTTTGCCACCCCACGGGGTGTAGTGGACCATTCCGCGCTCGAAGATGCGAGCCGGTGTGGAGACGTAGGGGAACAGCGTCGTGCGAACGATGTCGACGACAGGAACGTCCTTGGACGAGTTCAGGATATTCGCGAGGCCCTTCATGGGAGCCGTTTGCGGGCCATCCATGAACAGGACGCGGTCAGCTTCCTTCTTGGCCTGCTCCTTGACGGAGAGCCCGAAGTTCACTGCCTCGTCGACCGTGCCGGTTGTCGCGAGCTGCTCCTCTGCTTCCCGAAGGAGCTTTGCGGGAGGCATCTCTGCGAGTTCGATGGCGCGCTTCTCGACATACTTGCCGAGGGCTTCGCCTTCGAGACCGGCCTTGCGCCCCTCGCGCACCGCATAGCGGGAGGACAGGCGATAGGTCTCCTTGAGCATGACCATGTTCGAGCCCCAACTATCCATCGCCCCGGTCGCCACTTTGGCGGTCAGGGTCCCGGCGTAGTCGAGACCTTCTGCGCCCACGGCTCCGGCGCGCTGCGCGGCCGCCCAAACACGGGCAAAGCCGCCTTGGCGTTCCAGCTCACGGATGCGTCGATTGAACTCCTCGGGATTGTGGACCTTGGCGCGGGCAGCAGTGTCGAACTCGCGTAACGGCGCCGGCTCATAGCCAGCATCAAGCAAGCCCTTCTTATTCCCGCTGGCGTTCGCAGCCTTCCCGAGGTTCCCGGAGAGTGTCGCAATGCGCTCCACGTTCTCCCAATGGTCCCACTGGATGCGCTGCATCATCGCCTTCATCCCGGCCATATGGGTCTGGAAATAGACCCGGTCGGCAACGGCCTGCTCCAGATGGAGGTCAAAGGCTTCGTCGACCATCCCCGCGCGCTTCATGGCGAACATGGCGTAACGTGGGGCGATGTGGTTTCGGAAAAGGTCGTGAGAGATGAAGCCAGCCACGTTGAACATCGCGGTGGCAGGTGAGAGGAGGTTCGATTGCACGAACGAGACCATCGAACGCTGCATCCGCATGAACTTGCTGACGGTCTTCACGTCATCGACGTTGTTCAGGGTGTTCAGGAGCTCGTCGATGTCCCGCGTGGTGCGGGCTCGCTTCAACATGGTCGCGAGGGTGGTGTCATCCATCTCATCCAGAGCTGCGCGGACGCGCGCCTGAATGGCCTTGCTGTCTTCGATCTGCTCCGCGCCGTCGACAACCTCGTCGACCCCGAGCTTCGATTTCATCCGCAGGGAGCCGAGAGCTCGGCCGACCTGTGACTTGATGTAGTTCGAGCGCGAGGTGAGCGAGATGGCTTCGGCGATGGTGGACGCAAGCTGCTCCTTGGCTTCTGCGTCGCCCTTCTGGACGAGAGGCAGGAAGACCGAGCGGGCCTTGGCGAACTGGACCGAGGCGAGCATGGCGACGTGATCTGCCACGCGGGCGTCCATCACAATCTTGCCAGCCCGGTCGGCTGCGCCGTCGATGTCATCCTCTGTGAGGATGCGGCCGAACCGTTTGCGGAACTCGTCCTCAATCGAACCGAACGACCTCTGACCGGCTCCCGCCTTCTCCAGAATGGCCGTCGTGGCTTCTTCAAGGAGAACTGCGGCGCGGTGCGCGGTGTCCGCATCGACGCCGGTGTCGGAAACGTCGATGCCGAGGAGCGAGCGGTAGTGAGGATCGTCGACGACCGTGCCAAGGGCTTCGGCCTTCTCAAGACGCTTGGCGAGGAGGATGGCCTCCTGCGTCGTCATCTTTGCCACACGTTGCGCGATGACCCCACGGGCCTTGCCCATGTCCCCGGTTAGTTCCCGGATCGACAGGACAGCGCCGTCTTCGACGACGTCGTCGGCTGCGCCAGTGATGATGTTGCGAACCTGCGGCTGTTGGACAGGGGTGCCCTTCTTGGCTCCCTTGGCTCCCACAACGGTCGCTGCGTCAGCAAGGTCGCCAGCCACGGAGGGCTCTGCACGTCGCAGGACGACGTCAGGCGAGAACTGGTCGAGGACCTTCTGCGGACGCCCGTGACGGATCGCGAGGCCGAGCTTCTTTGCTCCGCCGACCGCACCGGCCACTGCTGCGGAACCGAGAGGGACGATAGCTGCCCCGAGGGTGTATCCGAACACACCGCCCAAGGCGCCGCCAGCGGCTGCACCCTTCACGCGGTCGAACAGGTCCCCGTCGGCCGAGCCTGCTCCATAGAGAGCCCCCTGCACCGCGCCAACGGCGGCAAAGGTTCTGGCGTTCTGGGCAGTCGTGGAGACGCCGCGAGAGATGTTTGCGGCTTGTGCTGCTTTTGCGCCGCCAGCCACGCGACCGCCCCATCCCATGAAGGGGACGAAGCCGCCGAGCATCTGGCCGGCGAAGAAGGCACCTCCGTTTTCTTCGGAGGCTGCGTCGAGGATCGCGCGGTTCTCTGCGAGAGCCGTGTCATAATCTTTGCCGAGGAAAAGCCAATCGGCCCCGGCTCCGAGTTCGTCGAGAAATCCGAACGTGACGGTGTCCGCCAAGCCCATTGCCCACGAACCGGCTGCATCAGCTTTACGGTCGGTGATGTCGACCTTCCGGCGGACCTCCGATGAGGGGATGGTTCGGGTCTCGGCACGAGCCGGAGCAGGAGCGGCGGCCCCGTAATCCGGTTGCCAATCGTCGAATGTGTAATCGCTCATCAGAGGTCCTTTGGTTTTATCGGAGGGAGTTGGAGGCGTCAGCGGTGGGAGCCCGGAAGCTGCGCACCATCCAGTTTTGCAGCTCGCTCTGGGTGTCTGCCCAATTCGGGGCTTCACCCGATGCTGCGTCGGTGAGGGCTTCGAGCGACAGGCGACCGAGTTGTGCCTCGGCCATCTTCGCCGCTTCTTCGCGGGTCACTCGTTGCACCTTCCCTTGCGGGTCCACGTATTCGAGACGTGTTCCGGGAGGCAGCTTCGACCCGAGAACTTCGGCCGTCCGCTTGACGTTGCGCTGGTAGGTTTGGACCGCAGGCGTGGAGAGGTTGAGGTTCTCCATCCCTTCGGCCAAGCGTCCCGCCTGAATGGCAGTTTCCGCCCGGACAATCGGGTCTTCGATCAGGTGCAAGCTGCCCATGACCGAGGTGATGATGTTCCGAGGGTCTCCGCCCTTGCTGAAATAATCGAAGGCTGCGACCCCAATGACGGAGCGCGCTGTCCGTTCGATACGCTGTTGCTCGGCTGCTTCTGCCCGGTCAGCTTGGGACTGACGGTAGGCTTCTTCGCCGCGCTCGTGCGCCTGCAGGCTCTCGAACCACTTGGCCGCTTCGACGTCTGACAAACGCCCCTCTCGGTGCGCCTTGGTGATGTCGATGCGGGTCAGGGGCGGCCCGTTGCCGATCAGCCGGAGAGCAAAGGCTCCCGAGGTTTCCGTGGAAATCCTCGCGCGCTCCTCGTCCTCGAAAGCGTCCCAACGCTTCACCAGCGCCTCACGCTGTTGCAGGAGGAGCTGACGTTGTTCGGCATTGGCCGCAAAGCGACCTTCGAGTTCCGGGATGAGCTGCGCCGTCGGGTCCATCGCACGATCCCGCACCGACCGGGGGAGCCCGTTCGGAGTGTAGGAAGGATCGCCGGGAGGAACCGCGGCAGGCGTCGAGCCGGGTTCTGCACCCATCTTCCGCTCTGCCCATGCAACGAGCTGGCCCGCATTGCGGACCCCGCTGAACACGGAGCTGTTCGCACGACGCGAGGACCGAGACACGAGGTCGCCAATGTTGGCGTTCGGGTCGGCCTTGAGGACCTTGAGAGCGTCGCCTTCGCCGAGGAAGTGCATCAGATAGACGGTGGCGTCATTGACGGCCACGCCGTTCTTCTGGAGCTTCTCGACGTTCTGCCGGGTGAAGGTCTCCATGACCTTGTCCTGCGTGGCTCCGTCCGCGCGCTTGGCGAGGATTTGAGCCTCACTCTCCCCGGTGTCCCCGAAGGTCTGCCGGTAGCTCTGGAGCCAAGTCCCCTTGAGGAACTGGTAGCGCCCGTAGGCCGAGCTGGTCGCGGCTGCTGCGGTGTCGTTGCCGCTGCTCTCCGCGCTCCGGTTGCGGCCCATGTAGTTGCCAATGTCGAAGTCCGCAGGAGCCGGCTGTGCGGCACCTTCGGGGACACTTGCGACACTGGACGGGCCGGGATCGAACGAGACGATCCCCGAGCGTTCCTCGGGAGGCAGTGAGGCTTCGGCAAGGCCGAGAGCTTGGTCGAGGAGGGCAACGCCTTCCTGATGTCGACCCTGACGCTCCAGCTCGCCCGTGATGGACGTGACCGTGTTCAGGTAGGCGGCCGTCACTTGCTCCTGCGGAACCGATGGGGGAACCCGGTCGATCAGCTCGGCAATGTTGACAGGTTCGCCAGAGAGCACTCGGTTGCGCACCGAGGTCTGGAACAGGTTGAGGGCTTCGCCTTCAAAGCGAGCGGTGATGCGCTGGCCGGCGGCTGCGAGTAGGACAGGGCGGGATTTCTGAACCTGACCGAGGGCAAGCAGATAGCCGTCCTTGTGGCCCATGTCGATGACTTCGCCGGTTTCCGGGTCCTTCACGAACGAGCCAAAGTATTCCTTTTCAATCCATTCGGCAGCACTCTTGAGACGACCTTCGAGGGTCGGCTCCTGCTGCTGTTCGAGGAACTCTTGGAACTCCAAGTCCTTTGCGGTCTTGTGCTCGAACCAACGGGTCTCCGTCTGGGCCATGCCAAGACCCCGGCGGTAGGCTTCGGAGCGACCCATGCGTTCTTCGCTGGTCGAGCCGGTCATGTGGTCGAGGAGAGCCTGTTCGTAGTTGTCTTCCTCCTCAATCGCGAACTTCGCCTGTGCGGTTCGCTGTGCGTTGCCGAGGCCATCCTCCAGCATCCCGAGGGATCGTAGGATGCCTTCTGCTCCGCCGGAGCCGCGACGGGCTGTCCGCATATCGCCGAAGGTTTGGAGTTGGTTCTGCCGAGGATCGACCTCGGGGAGGATGCCCTGCCGCCGGTCGACCTTCCGGTCGCCGCGGAGGACCCGCGCTTCGTTTCTTGAAAGGTCGCGGTTTGGCATTAACCTGCTCCTGCGTTCTGGCTTGCTTGGGCCTTGTTGATCTTGGCGCCGTTGATGCCGGACCAAGCGTTGAGGCCCGCGCCTGCGAGCTGAAGACCGGCGCCCACGGCGTTGACGTTCTGAACTTGCGAGAACATCGAGTTGGCTTCCGCCACGTTGGCGGCGACACGGCTCTCTTGGTTGGCGATGGAGCGGTCGTTCGACATCTCCGCCTGCATGGCGCTATCCATCAGTAGGGTGTCGACGGAGCCCGTCAGGGCAAGGCCAGCTTCGCCAGCGGCAGCGCGGACGCGCCCCTGCTCACGGCGGGAGGCCCGCATGGTGTCGAAGATTTCGGTGGAAGCCTTGCGACGGGCTTCCTCGTTCGTAAACTCAAGCTGCTGGTGGATGGCCCTGTTCTGGGCCTTCGCCGCTTGGCTTTGAGCAATTAGGCTGTAGCCGGTAGAGGCCACCGCCGTAACGCCTGCGGCGATGGCAAGGCTTACGGGTTCACACATGGATAGACCTCGCGAATGTGTAGAAGGCACGGCGTTCTCGGCCGTGGAAGGGGTGGAGGGAAACAAGCCGGAAGCCGGTCCATTTGAGCCAGCGCATCGAGACCTCGTTTCTCGCGTCGATGTAATTCCAGAGGAGGTCGTAATCGGCCTGCATCTCATCCATGTAGCGGCGAGAGTGGCGAGCGATTGACAGGGCCTCGTCTTCGATGCCGTCGGTGCCAAGCATCCACGCTGCACCCATGCGGGGTAGGGCGAGCGGGGCGGCTCCGAATACGGCGATGGGTTCCCCGGTCTTGTCCGAGGTGATGACCCAACCGTGAGACGAGATGCTCACAGATCGGGGGAGAATGTCGTGGATAGGGATTGCCGAGGAGGCGCGAACCTCCTCGACATCCTGTTTCCGCATATTGGCTGCGATGCGGTCAAGCCACGGCCCCACGGTCTCCCAAGGGGTCTCACGCAGGTCGTGGACTGTTATCGTCATCGCAATGCTCTGTGCTGGAAGAAGCCCTCCCATTCCGCCGACACGAAGGTCGAGGCGACGTGTGTGTCGTTCGTCAGGGCCACGGTGCATTGCGCCGCGTCCCCGAAGACTTGGAAGGAGAACTTGCCGGTGTGATAGGCGGGCCGTCCAAGCTCCAGCTCCGCAGAGCCAACGACCATGCCGTCGAACGCTGCGAGTTTGGAAGGAACGACCTCGGTGATGGAGGGATCGGTCAGAGCCCCGTAAGGCGAGACCTCGGCTCGGAAGAAGCCGGTGCCCACATAGTTGACCGTGAAGGTCCGAAGGGTCAGTCGGCCCGTCGAGAGCGGTCGGTTCTGATAGTCCAGCGGGAATTGCCGCGAGAACTGGAACCGCATCTCATAAGCCTCGCCCGCCGTGATGGTCTCGGCAATCTGACCGGGGACCCGAACGGTCGTGGGGTTCAGCCACTCGTATCCTGCGGTGTTCACCAGAGCGCCTCCGACAGATGACGCCTTGCCTCGAAGGAGACGGGCGGAGCTCTGTTGGGGAGCGTAGGGGAACGTGAAGGTCGTCTTGTCCGCCGAGGAGTCGTAGGTCCCGGTGAGGGCGACACGTCGGTCCAGATAGGTCTGCTCGTCCTGCTCTGCTGGCTTGGCTTCCTCTGCGAGGTTCATGCGTTCAAGCCGGAGGTTTCCACCGTAACGCACGAGAAGGTAGAGATAACCGGCCAGATAGGTCCCAGAGACGACATCACCCGAGAAGCGCCAGCGGCGCCAAGCGGAGATGACCTTCTCGTTCCCGTTCCAGTAGAACTGATAACAGAAGACGTCCCGGCCGCCGGTCAAGGCAAACAGGGCTTTCATGTTCGGAGCCGCGATGAGATGCTCGATGTCCTCGGGGATGAAGTCGGGGACGTGGGCGGTGATTTCAGCCGCCGACAGGCCCTCGCTTCCCGCGAGACGGGTGTATTCCCAGATGACCGAATAGCCGTTCTGGTTCCCCGCGTAATAGACCTCGGAACCGATGGAGACCGGGCGGACCTTGAGGTTCACCTCGTAGCGCGTGACGGGGTCGATTGCGACCGAGCTAGGCGTCAGGCCGTCCTCGCCGTTCGTGATGCTGAACTGGACTTGGTCCGCGAACGCCATGATCCCGTCGTTGAAGGGCAGGGCGTAGTTCAACAGGGCGACGTTGGAGGTGGTGACAGCTACGTCGACGACGTCAGATGCGACTGCGTCGAGGACGGTATTGCGCCAGAAGTTGCCGAAGTCGCCCGCGCACGAGAACACGACGTTCTCATCGACCAGCAGGCCGAGGCGGTTCTGGTAGAAGAACACGTCCCGGATGGATCGGCCAATGAAGGTCGGCTCCGGGTTGGTATCAAGACTACCGACACGGCGCGGTGCCCACGAGAAGGGAGCGAACGTGAATGTCCCGTCCCCCTCGCGCACCAGCGCAAACGGCATGGTGTTCTGGTCGAGGTGGTTACGAAGGCCGTTCGGGACGGTCTCCTCCCACACTGCTCCCACGCGCCGCACGTAGAACGTGGTGAAGCCCGTATCGACTGATCCAGTGACCTTGTAGATCGAACCATTTGGGGCGTCTGCGGGGAGCTTCTCAACGCTCGTGACTTCGCCGGAGAACGTGCCGGGGCCTTTGTTCGCGAGATACGTTGCGACCGAACCGGCGAGGACGTCGAACGCGAAGCCGCTGCCAGTGAGGCCGCCAGAGCTCCGTGGGAGCCAGCGGGAGGCTTCGCTGTCGACCTGTGTTGCGTCCACGGTTGGGGACATCAGACAGGTCTTCTCGGTGTTCACAATGAAGGTGTAATCGGCGACCGTCACTGCCCGGAACTTTCCGCCAGCCAGATAGGCGAACCCGCCGGGACCATTAACGGTCTTTGCGGAACCGTCGGAGCTGTCGAAGACACGTAGGACGCCGCCGTCGATGACGACGATGTAACGCTCGGTCACGTCCCGGTTGATGTGGTGGATAAAGGCGTTCTCGGAGAAGGCTCCGAGGTCTGCCAAGTCCTCCGTCGGGGGCCGCTTGCCGACACCCTTTGAAAGGATGCCGTGGGTGTTCAGCTCGTCCTCGTTCTGATCCGAGGATCGGAGGATGGCCGGCTGGCGGCTCACGCCGTTGTGGATGGCGGATAGGACCCGCTGCCGTAGGCTCATCAGTAACTCCGGTTGTTGATGCGGGATGCCATTGAGGCGTTGCCCCGGAACAAGTTGGTCTTGCGGGTCCGAC